CCAGCTACAGCAGAATTAGAACCTAATACAGGAAAAGGCATTATTTAACTGGGAACTCGCCTAGTGGTCTTGTATAAACTGGATTTGCTTCTGTGCCTGTGTTTGTGTATTCAAACAATGCTTTGAGTTCATCTACGTTTGTTGCACCATCTATTTGTGTTTGCATAGAATTACATTTTGTTCTGACGCTTGCTCTCCAAGTTTTCCAACCACTATCCATTGTTGTTGCTGTTTCTTTTGCTTTAATTACTCGCCAATCACTCGGTGCTAATAAGCCAGCACATTGATTGTTTATCATTTCTTTTTTAATTGTTTTTAATCCTTTAATAACAACAACTGGGTCTAGTTCAACGCCATCTTCATCAGTTGCGTTTCTATCTTCTATTTCTTTAGCTGTAGCAGTACCATAAGTACCTACAACTTCATCGCCATCAACAGCATAAGTTATATTTGTATTGATGTACCATGCTTCATCTTTTTTATTTGTTGTATCTATTCTAACAGGATAAATGCCTATCGCTTGTAGTTCTTCATTAGACCATTGAAAGATTTGTTTAGGGTATTGTGTATCGCCAATAGATAAACCTTTATTTCCTTTGAAGAATTTTGTTACTGATCCACTTTCTACTAATGCAAACATTTTAATCCTATGTAGCCGACATATTTAATGATCTGCCGACCTCTTGCCAGACAGTTCCGTTATAACGAAAAACAAATTGATCTGATTTACCACTTGTTGATGTAGCCGTTGGTGCGGTACTTGCCGCAAATTCAAAGACAGTATTCCAAGCGATCGTATGTGATCCACCATATTGAATATTTAAAGCTATAAATGCACCTGTTTGAGCATTACTTGGAGCAGAGAAAGTTGTATTTTCTGTTGTTGTATGTTTTGCATTTGGTGCGGCTTGACTATCCCAAGCGACTGCGTTTGATGAAGATGTTATTGCTACTTCTGGATAATAAGCAAGATCATTAAAAACAATTTTACCAGTTCCGTTAGGTGTAAAAGTAATATTACCATTAGATGTAGAAACAAAAGCATTTCCATTAACATCTAAATCTCCACCAAGTTGTGGGCTTGTATCGTTTACAATATCAAATGTTACTGAACTATCTGTCCAATCAACAGTGTTAGCAGTAGTATTAATTGTGCCTAATTGAATATGATCCGAACCATCATAAAACTTTAATACATAAGCTGTAGCACCCCCAGATGTATCAACCCATATAGATCCAGCCGCTAAACTTGCTGGTGCTGAACTTCCTATATGACTTGTATTTAAAGCACCTAAAATATTGTTTAATTCTGTACGGAAAGCACTGAAACCTTGATTCGCTAAACTTACATCTGAAACTTGACTCATAATTGTTATTTACCTTTTTAACTTGCTGATTGCAACCCATAACCTTGAGCCACATAATCAAATGTCCTTGATATACCACTAGAACCAGAATCTGTAAATGCTATTGAGAAACCAGTTTTGCTTTTTGAGGATATAGTATAAAAATCTCCACTAGCCATATTTTCTGCTGATATACCTATTGCTGGAGTTGCATAAAATGGTTTTCCAAAAGTTATCACATATGTACCAGTTCCAGAAACAACATCATTTTCTGACTCAATTCTTTTTTCCATACTAACTGAAATAGATATTCCAGATACAAATGCTCTGGTTTTATTATTTGCATTAGTTAATCGTAATCTAAATTTAAAATATCTTCCTTTAAAAGTTGTTGTTGTATTCATATTAAAAAATTCTGTTGCATTATTTAAGCTAGTATTTGATGTTGCTATTTGTAAATTAACAGTTGCGTTTGTTGGATCATTACCATCAAAAGGTGCTGGAGCGTCATCAAATAAAGAAGCTCCTCTACCATCATCAAATAAATCATATGGATCTTCAATTTGATCTATGGTTATGTTTTTAGTAAAAGATACATCGTAAATAGCGTCTAAACTTAATGTTTGATCTAATGTATAAAAACCTTCGTTATCAATATTTGCATTAAAAAAATTTGGATTTGATGTAGAGTCAGTTCCACCTAAATCAAAATTTCCTTCAACACTATCAAAGTTGCCAACAGTATCATCAAAGTTTGTTATAGTATCAAGTACGATTGAGTTTGTTCCAGAGCTATCCGTTAAAGCAACATCATCATCATATGTTCCTAATGTTAAATCTTCATTTAAAGTATTAATATTATTAAATGCTGGGAGTGAGGAAATATTTGAATAAATAATTGTTTCGTTGTTTGATTCGTTTCCTAACTTATCTACAGCTTTTATTAAAAATGAACCTGTTCTAGCGTTAGTTGTTATTGTTGTTCCAGATGTTCTAGGAACTTGTAACCAGTTAACAGATTTATTCCATTGAGCAGAAGCTGTTACATTCTGATAACGAATTTCATAATAAGAAATATCAAGATCAGTTACAGCGTCCCAGTTTAATTGCATTTGATTTGAGCCTTGCATATTAACAGAAAAGTTTTGAACATCTTGCGGTGGCTCTGTAGCACCAACAATTTTTCTACTTGCACTTGTATATGTTGAGCTTGCACCAAGACTATTAATTGCTTTAACTCTTACATCATAAGTAGAATCATCAATAACGTTAAGCATTTCATAATTTAATTGAGTTCCTTTTGATAAAACAAAAAAATCTGACTCTGTGCTTAACTTAACTTCTACTTGATAATATTGAACAAATTGATCTGTACTTGCTCCGACTAATATATCTAATCGTGTTATTGCTGTTCCTTCATTATAAACAACTAATGTATCAGATAAAGTTACACTTGCTGGTGGCAAAACACTAAAAGGATTTGGAAGTGTTGTATCTGGTATTGTTGCTACTTCTTGCTGTGTTCCAAATGTATAATAACTATCTTGATGTTCTGATAATGTAAGATTAACTGTTGAGTCAGCATTAATTGTCATAGCTTGAACTCTAAAAGGTTTAGCAGAAAAACTTGGAGTAGCGTGCGTGATGTTTACGATATCGCCTATTTGTAAATCGGTGGCTGTTCCGTCTGCTGTTATTGAAACATCTAAACTTGATCTTGACCTACGCAAAATAATTTCTGCCATTTCTTGAGCTTGATATGGATTAGTAAACATAGAAAAATCAAAACGACCTTCTAATAATATTCCCCCATCTTCAGCTAATAATGTTGCGTGTTGATCTGCACTAGCTAAACCAGTTTCATCTACTGGTGGAAATTGAACTTCGTCTGATTGATAATTTTTATCTGGATTAATAAATGAAACAATAACTCTATTATATCGTGAGTTTTTATTTTTAGATGATATTTGTATTCCACCTATAATATTATCTTCGGTTAAACTTATTGCGGCAGAACCAGTTGTTTCAACTAATATTTTATATGCCCCAGCAGTATAGTTTAAAATACCTCTACAACCTTTTAAAAATTCTTTTACGTTATCAATAGCTTTTCTTGATGTATCTACAACAATATTGCTATCCATTAAATCAATAGCACTAGCACCACTATAAGGTGTTATATCTGTGTCACAAACATCACCAGCAGTTTGCCATTCAGCAAAATTAGAATCAAAATAACTATTCGCTATTCCCATTCCAAATCTAGTATTACGTAAATAATCTAATAATTGATAAACTGGATTATCTGAATATTCCCAAGTGCTTGATGTATCTTCTCTGTGAGTTCCAGAGCCACCTGTTTTTGTGCTATCTAAATTTGGATTATAAACTTTTTTACCTTTAACGACTGCATTAATTGTTGGTAATGAACCAAATGCGTCAGAGTTCCATTTAAAACGTAAAGCAAGATATGCCAAACCTCTAAGTCTATGGTTAGAACCCCATGAACTTAAAGTAGATAAAAGACTTGACGCTGTTTGACTATCAGAACCAAAATGTGGTTCAACTGTAATTAAACTTTCTGCGGAAGAATCTGGGTCTGGTGCTTTATAATAATTTGAGTCACTAGCATTTACTGTGACTTGCGTATTGTCCGCTAAATCTCCAGACCATGTCACTAATCTATCATTAATATAAATTTCTGTTATATCATTAATTTCGCCTTCACCTAAAACTAAAGCCATGTATAAATATTGATTGTCTGTTCCAGAAGTTTCAGCAAAAGTAATTATACCTCCGACTTTCCTAGTTCCATAAATAATAGGTATAGAAGCATTGGCGGCGGTTTTATTAACTAAAACACCTCTTGCTATTGCGTCTTGGTTTAAATCTCCATAATCTGGAATATCTGGTATTGGAATTAACCATGAAATGACATTTTCTACTATATCAATAACAACATCAATAATGTCGCCAATTATAGGAATATCTATATCTGGGACATCACACATTTTATTTCATTCTCCAAATAGCACCCATTTGTTCAAAACCAGCTCTTTTCATTAATGGTTCTGCAATAAGTTTTGTTGATATAGACATATGAATAGGTTTTTCTTTAGCTTGGTTTTTAATTATTTTCATTATTTGATTAAATAATTCAAAAGACCTATAATCTTTTAAAACATACATTGTTTGAATATTAAGTAATTCTTCTTTAGACCATAGATATTCTGTTTGATGTAATACAGCTAAACCAATTAATTTTTTTTCATTTAAGTTTTTAGCAAGTAAAATTTTTCCATGTTCCATAAAATATAATATTCTTGTTTTAAGTTTATCAAGATCAACACTTGGATACCCTAGTTCTGGTGTTTCTTTTTCAAATTCATAAAGAATATCTACTATTTCGTCCATGTCTGTTTTTTTGCCTTCGTAAAAATGATAACTACTCATGTTCTTCCCCATTTTAAATCTCTTACAGTTAATGCGGCAAATTCCATACCTAGATCGCCACTAAAAAATCGTTGCTGTGAATTATTAGAAGTTTGCCTTCCACTTTGTTTTTCAAATTGCCCCCAATGTGAGCTTATTGTTAAAACTACATTTGATGTATCTGTTGTGTCGTTAATTTTAAAATCATCTATTGTTCCATAAAATAATAAAAAAGGGTCACTTATTAAAGCGTTTGAATCATCTAAAAAACCACGCCAAATTTTAACTTCTGCATTTATCATGTTTTCATTTAAAACTAACGAAATATATGTTTGATCTACACCTGATAAGGATAAAGCTAAACTATTTTTTGTTGGTTTATTTGTTTCACTTACATTTGTTATTCCTCGTAAATGTCCAGAAGCTGTATATGTTTGTGAACTACCAGAAACACTTGATACTAAATCAAAACTACAATTCGTTAAATATACTGGTGTTGCAAATCCTATATAGACTAAAAGAATTGGTCTAACGTTTCCTGTTGCCAATTCTGTTTTGACAGCACTTGTTAATCCTCTTGCCATTAGATACTCTCAATAACATCAAATTCAAAACTAAATAATAAATTTCCAGAACTATCAACTTGGTTAGTTTGGAACTCTTGTAGATCGCTATTCAAATGAACTGTGAAAGGTACACTATCATAAGTTACAGCTTCGTCATCTGCTAGTGCATTAGTTAGTGGTGGTTCTATTGTTAGTGTTGATGCGTTAGAACTTGGCGTAACATCAGCAACAATCATATAAACTTTAGAATGACCAGCAAACTTTATAAGATCACCAGCTTTAAAACTTCCAGCAGTATCTCCAGCATGACCATCAACAGCAATCGTTGTATCGCCAGCACTATGAACTCCATTAACTAAAACTGTTCCTGTTTCACTACCCTGTGCGTTTAAATAGCTTGGGAAGGTTATAGTGAAATCTTCTTTCTGTGAGCGTTGTCTTATAATAAATGCTTGTATCGGTGCGAAGTCTTGTCGTGTTTTAAGAGGATAAGAAACTGTAAATGTCCAACGTTGTCCATCAACTTGTCTACGAAATGTTTTACCGCTATCTGTTGTTGACATAAGCGTTTTTTGTTGGCTCTTAAAATTAAGAGCATTAAAATCATTACTTGGTAAAGCTCCACTCATACTATTGCCATTTTTCCTTTTTCATTAACAGCACTATTAATCATATTTACAATTAAACCTCTACTGTTAACTAGTAACTCATTAAATCCTCTAGCGTCTACTGTATTAATATTAAAGTTTACAGTTACTGGTTGACCGCTTATTTGATTATTCGGTACGATATTTCCAGATTGATTTGGAACAAACATCTCTGGCCCTTTTTCTCCAACCATATATGCTTTACCACCTTGAACTGCACCACCTTGTGCTTTTCCACCCCCAAAACTTAATAAACCACCAAGAGAGAAACCACCAAAACCAAAAAATCCTGCCGCTTTTTGTAAAGCTAACATAATCATTTGTTTTGCTATTATTCTTGTAATATCTAAAATTACTGATCTAGCAAAATCTTGGAAAGCAAATTTACCTGTCATTAATGCGTTTGTTAAAGTATCAGCAAAAGAATCAAATGCTTTTTTACCAGCTTGATTAAATTGTTCTAGCGCTGTTCCTTGTGCATTCATTTGTTCTATAAAACCATCTGTAAATGATGATAATGCTGTTTGTTGTTTAGTCATTACTTCATCATTAATACGACCTCTTTCTAGCATAGCTTTTGTGTATGCTTCATTCATAGCTTCTTGTTCTTTTCGTGTAATTCTAATTAGTTCTTGTTCTTTTCTATATCTAAGTGACATTGCATTTGTGAAATTAGTATAAAATTTTTCAAGGTTTTTAATTTCTTCACCAGACTTTTTAATATCTTCTTGTTCTTTTTCTGAGATTGGTGGAAATAATTTTAATTCTAAATTTTTTAAATCGGCTATTTTCTTTTCAACTTCAATTAAGGCTTCATTTAATGTAAATAATTCTTTTGAAAAAGCTAGACCCATACCTTTTTTTTCTAAAGGTGTTAGACCTTCTAATTCTTTTATTCTCTTAGTATATGTTTCTAATTCTTTATTTAATTGTAATAAACTTAAACCCTCAAAAGACTGCTTAACACCAAACATTTCTCTTTGGAGCATTGCAGATTCATCATTAATAAATTTTATTGCTAAAGCTATTGCACCTAGTGTTGTTGGTATAGGTGCTATTGCTAATAATAATAAACCAGCAACAATTTTAACTTCATCCATATTATTAGCTAATGTTTTCATTCCATTAGCAGTAGCAACAACTGCTTTAGCAAGATTTACACCTATCTCTGTTGCTACCTTATCTAGTGTTTCAGAATTATCTTCTAAAAATTTATTTAAATCACCAAATTGTTTTTTTAATTCTGCAAAGAAACCAGCGTCTAATAATGTTTTCTTAAAGTTAAAAACCTTATCACCAATCATTGATAGCGTTCCACCTAATGTTGTAGCTAATTCATCAGTTGCCCCACCAAATTGTCCGCCTTTTCCAAATACTCTTTGAAATGCTTCTGCTGTTTCCTCTGCTGTGACAGTTGCACCAGCTTTAAAACCTAATAAATCTCTAACGCCTCTTTCTCTAAATAAATCAGCCGCACTAATCCCAGCAGATAATGATCTTTGAATTTGTTCTGACGCTGTTCTAAAATCTAAACCTGTAACAGCCGCAACATTCCCTGTAATTTCCATAATGTTAGATAATTCATCAGCATCTTTTGATACGACAGATAATACACCAGCACCTTGTTGTATTTCTTCTAAACTAAAAGGAACTTTAGAGGCAAATTTTGCCATGTTATCAAAAGCTTTTGCTCCTTCTTCTGCTGTTCCAAATAAAAATTTTAATCTAACTTGTAGACTTTCAATTTCCATTCCTGTTTTAACAAGACTACGAACTGCCAAACCTGCACCAATACCTGCGAGGGCATTTCTTACATTAAATACTGATGCTTTTACTTTATCTAAACTACCACGAACTTTATTTAGTGCCTGTTGGGATTTATCCTTAGCAACTATGTCTATATTAACTCGTTTTGTAGCCATTATTTATTCATTCGTTGTTGTTGTTCAG